TGTCATCATTAAGCGATACATAGACCAGGTTGGGAATGATGAAAATGTTTATGTCATAAGGGATGGTGTGAAAATCAGTTATGCTGATGTGCCGAAGGGTGAGAGTGAAAATGAGTTGTAAATTACACAAATAATGCAACGAATAATCGTGTAGTTTACATCTTGATAAGTGCTGAAAAGTATTGTAATATGTGACTACCAAAATTAAACAGGAGGTCATGTAGATGACAATAAAGTACAACGTAACAGGAGCTAAAAGAAAAGAGCTTGTTTTGGCAATAGCAAGCTGGCTGGGATGTGAAGCAAAGTACAAAGGAGCACCGAGCTTTGCATATGAAGTTGATTACTTCACCATAGACAAGGACGGCACACTCATATTTGATGACAGAGCAGACAGTGAGATTATTGAAAGACTTCTTGAAATGCTTTATGATAACGGTTTTGAAGCTGAGAGTTTGCCAAAGGCTGACGAAGAGGAAACATCGGAAGTGGAAATAACCGGACTTGCAATTGATGTGCCGTTGGCAGACTTTACGGAAAACGCACTTAAGAATGTACACGCTTTAGTGACTGCAAAAGGAAATCTCATAAAGAAAGCCTTTGATATTGATGAGCTTCCCATATACGAGATTGACGATTTTCTTGATTTTCCCTGGTTTAAAGCAGACAGCACTTCTAAAGAGGTTAAGGCATATACGGACTTCATAACGGCACTTTGCGAAATGGCAAAAAAACAAAAGCGGATTACAGCCACCCCAAGACCTGTAGAAAATGAACGTTACAGTTTTCGGTGCTTCTTGCTTAGATTGGGATTTATCGGTGAAGAGTATAAGCAGACAAGAAAAATCCTTCTTCAGAACCTTGAGGGAAGTTCAGCATTTAAGAACGGAGGAAGAAAATGAGAGACACATTCTTTGAAAAGCAAAACTGTGACCGTTGCGGTAAGCTTTTAAATGGTATACGGATAATGTCCATGTACAATGAAGATTGCCTTTGCATGGAGTGTTGCAAGGTAGAAAAACAACGGACTGATTACAAGGATGCAGTGGAAACTGACCATGCAGAAATTCGCAAAGGAAACTATAATTTTAAAGGCATCGGATACCCCGGAAAGTAAGGTGTAATGTACACAATTTATGTGTAAAACATTGTGTAGTAATGGTATTGATTAATCTTCGTTAGTACGCTAATATGTGTACAACAAAAGCAAAGAAACACACTTTGAAAAGGAGATTAAAACAATGTTAACTACAAAATTCGGTATTGAAATTGAGTTCACAGGAATAACAAGAAAAAAGGCTGCGGAAACAGCGGCAGAGTTCTTAGGCGGAAGAACTGAACACACAGGCACATACTACGATATTTATACAGTCATAGCACCGGACGGACGTAAATGGAAGTTTATGAGCGACGGAAGTATACGATGCCAAAGAAAAGAACAAGGCAGAAAAATCGGAGCTTCGGATGAATACAGCGTAGAGCTTGTAAGCCCAATTCTTACATACAGAGAGGACATTGAAACACTGCAGGAGCTTATACGGCAGTTAAGGCATAAAGGAGCATTTGCAAATTCAACCTGCGGAATACACCTCCACCTTGACGGAGCGAACCACACTGCAAGAAGTATAAGAAACTTTGTGAATATAATTGCATCAAAGAATGACCTTTTTTATAAAGCACTTCAGATTAATACTGAAAGGACAAGATACTGTAAAAAGCTTGACAGCCATTTGGTTGAGAGCATGAACCGTAAAAAACCGAAAACACTAAAACAGATTGCAGATATTTGGTATGCCGGATACGGAAATGACAGAAACCTTCATTATCATCCATCGCGTTACTGTTTTTTGAATCTGCACAGCTTTTTCACCGGTAACCATACAGTTGAGCTGAGAGGCTTCAATTCAGAGCTGCATTCGGGCAAGATACGCAGTTACGTAGTTTTAGCACTTGCCCTTAATCATCAGGCATTAACACAGAAATGTGCATCGGCACGAAAAAGCCAGGAGGACAACGAAAAGTTCGCACTTCGTACATATCTTAACCGAATCGGATTTATTGGTGATGAGTTTAAAAATTGCAGGGAGCATTTGACTGCTCACCTCTCCGGCTCATCGGCATGGAGATTTAAAAACTAAGAACCACAAGCACCAATTGGACGGCAATGCCGTCCTTAAGGTGGTAGAAGACGATTTGAAAGGAGATTTTTTTATGCAGAAAAATTCAAAAAAGAGGTATTACATTGCCTACGGAAGTAACTTAAACACGATGCAGATGAGGTGGAGATGCCCCGGAGCAATAGTGATGGGAACGGCAGAACTTAAAGACTGGCGGTTGGTTTTTAAAGGCAGCAAGACAGGTTCTTACCTAACCATTGAACCTGCAAAAGGGTACACGGTCCCTGTTGCAGTGTGGGAAGTGAATGCTTCGGATGAGGCAAACCTTGACCGCTACGAAGGTTATCCGACCTTCTATTACAAGAAGGAGCTTGAGCTTGAATACAAGGGCATCACAAGCGGACGTAAGCGGAAAAGAACTGTGTTCGTATATATCATGGATGAGAGCCGACCATACGGTGTTCCGTCAAAGCATTACCTTGAAACCTGTGCATTCGGATACGATGTATTCAAGTTTGATATGAACATTTTAAGAGAGGCATATCGCTACAGCAAGGAGGTGTCGGGATGTTAAAGAATGAAAGGCACAAGGGACAAACCTGCCCCTTGTGCGGTAATATATATTTTGAACCACCTGCCCTTTCAAGAACAGATGGTAAAACCGCTATTTGTGCGGATTGTGGTACTCGTCAAAGTTTGAACTCAATCGGAGTTCCGAAAGAAGAACAGGATAAAATATTAGAAATAATACATCAATACAGAAGTAGGTAAATACATAGAGCTGGAGCAGAATCCGGCTCTGTAATATACACAAATTCTCTCCCAAAACATTGTATAATATACTTTTGAAATTAACTTGATAGTATCAGGATATTATGGTAATATGTGTACAACAAAAGGAACACGGAGGTTACCAAAAATGAAGGACGAAATCAGAAGATTGCAAAAGGATGGAGAATTTAAGTTCGAAGGACTTACAAGAGAGGAAAGCCGAAACAGAGCAACAAAACTTGCAAAGGCTGCAAGAAAAGACGATTTGAAAAACGGTATCGACTGCAAGTACGGAATTGCAAGAGATGCTTTCGGATACTACAGTGCAGTGGTTATCGGTTAAGGAGGGAATTTGAAAATGAAAAAAATTGAAGCTTTTGAACAGGCAATCGAAAACAAGGTCAAGGACTTAAGAGCAGAGGGAATTAACCCGACACTCTTCTGGGCTTACAGAGAAAGCATAGAAGCTGAGAACGAGAAGATAAACTTCTCAGAATGCATTTGGGAACATGACATCGAGGACATTGCAAACTGCCTCAAGGAAAACGGTATTTTAGAATTTACAATTTCAAGCACCTTCTCAAGCCTTATTGAAACCCTTGCAGAGTTCCAGAAGCATGGTTTTAAAATGGCAGGACTTACAGAGGTAAACGCAAGATACACCGCAATCTGCTCGGACGAAAAAGCAAAGCTTCCGGCAATCAGAATGATTCTTAGTGCGTGAGGAGGTAAGGACAATGAGTGAAAAAATAAAACATCCGAGTTTTGCAAACCTATACATTGGAAGAAGTCAGTGCAGCGGTAAAAAAGCATTGTTCGGAAGCTCTATAAAGCATCATGAAACCATAACCTTAAAAATATCTCCTGCATATTTAGACCGTAGTTTAAATACGGACAGATACTTTGCAGATACAATACCGTATATAGAAATTGAAATGAGCCAGTCACAGTTTGCACAGGCAATAACCTCACTTAATATAGGAGCAGGAGTTCCTGTTACATTAAGACATTTGAATGGTCAGTATATAGAAGAGTGTCCTTTTACAGATAAGCGTGAGCAGTTTAGAAATGAGTTTAAAAAGGACATGGTTAACCTTTCAAAGAAACTATCCGAAACTACAAAAAATGTTACTGACCTCATAAACTCCAAAAGGACATTTACAAAAGTTGATAAAGAAGAAATACTTAATGCCCTCAATTCTGTCACAAGACAGCTTGCATCTGATTACCCATATATGTATTCAATGTTTAATGAACAAATGGATAAGACAGTCGCAGAAGCGAAGGCAGAGATTGAAGGGCATATACAGTCGAGAATGGAAGATGTGGCATTGAAAGCTATGGATAAACTGAACGAACATGCAGAGCTGTTACAGCTTGATGAAAGAGTGTAATATACACAAATTCCGCTGTAAAACATTGTTTACTATACTTTTTGAAAATGACTTGATAAGTACCCGATAGTATAGTAATATGTGTACAACAAAATGGGAACACCCAAGGAAAACGGAGGAAAGATTAAAATGAGAGAATTTACAACTATTGAAAAACTTGCTATGAACAGTTCACCAAGCTACGATGCAATCGTAAGATACAAAGGTTTTGTATGCCTTGCAACCTTGAATTACAAAGGCGAATATGAAGCATCAATTTATGAGTTCATTGACGAGGCTGACGAATATGCTGAAATAGAATGCCGTTTGAGCCTGAACGAAAAAGCTACCATACCATTTAAAAACAGCGGAGAAGCAATTAAATGGTGTTTTGATAAAATAGATAAATAAGAAAATATTAAGCAGACGGAGCAAAGGCTCTGTTTGTCGTTACACGAGGCCTTACAAGGGCTTTTTTTATTGCCAAAAATGAAAGGAGGTGTTAGCTATGGCACAGGGCAGAAAACCGAAACCAACGGCTGTAAAACAGCTTGAGGGAAACCCAGGAAAGCGAGAACTTAATACTAAAGAACCAAAACCACAGAAGAAAGCTCCGGCGTGTCCTAAGTGGCTTGATGATGAAGCTAAAAAGGAATGGCGAAGGCTTTCAAAACAGATGGAGCAGATGGGAATTTTGACCGAAGTTGATATGACGGCATTTGCAGGGTATTGCCAGGCGTATGCAAGGTGGAAGGAAGCCGAGGAGTTCATATCAAAGCATGGTGCCATTGTAAAGACACCATCCGGGTATTGGCAACAGGTACCGCAGGTTGCAATTGCACATAAGTACCTTGCTATTATGAAAAACTTCTGTCAGGAGTTCGGACTTACCCCGTCATCACGGAGCAGAATCGCAGCAGAAAGCAATACAGATACATCTGATGATATGATGGAGAACCTTCTGAGCCTCGGAGGTGATAAGCCGAATGTATGATGAGGCAAAAGCAAAACGTGCTGTGAACTTCTTCAACTCATTAAAGCACACAAAAGGTAAATGGAAAGGTGTACCGTTTGATTTGCTTCCGTGGCAGGATAAGGTTATATCCGATATTTTCGGAACAGTAAAGGATAACGGATACCGTCAGTATAACACAGCTTATGTCGAAATTAGTAAAAAGAACGGGAAGAGCGAGCTTGCCGCAGGTGTTGCACTGTATCTTACCTGTGCTGATATGGAATGGGGAGCTGAAGTTTATGGTTGTGCATCAGACCGTCAGCAGGCAAGTATTGTTTTTGATGTTGCTGTTGATATGGTTGAGCAATGCCCGGCTCTTAAAAAAAGAATAAAACCAATTATGTCGGTCAAGAGACTTGTATATAAACCAACGAACAGTTTTTATCAGGTGCTTTCATCAGAAGCATTTACAAAGCACGGTCTGAATGTTCATGGCGTTATTTTTGATGAGCTTCACGCACAGCCGAACCGTGACCTTTTTGACGTTATGACAATGGGTTCCGGTGATGCAAGAACACAGCCGTTATTCTTCCTCATAACAACTGCCGGAACTGACCGGGAATCTATATGCTTTGAACAGCATCAAAAGGCACTTGATATTTTAGAGGGTAGAAAAATTGATTCGACATTCTATCCTGTTATTTATGGACTTCCCGATACAGAGGATTGGACAAAGGAAGAAAACTGGTATAAGGCAAATCCGTCACTCGGACACACAATTGATATTGAAAAGGTGAGAAATGCCTGTTTGAGAGCAATGGAAAATCCTGCAGAGGAGAACTTGTTCCGTCAGCTCAGACTTAACCAATGGGTAAAACAAAGCACACGCTGGATGCCGATGGAGAAGTGGGATGACTGCGATGAAATAATAGATATACGATATCTTAAGGACAGAGAATGCTATGCAGGACTTGACCTTTCAACAACACTTGACCTTACGGCGTTTGTTTTAATATTCCCGCCAAGAAACGATACCGAGAAATACATAATCCTGCCGTATTTCTGGATACCGGAAGACAATCTTAAAAAGAGAGTAAACCGTGACCATGTTCCATATGATGTATGGGAGGCACAGGGACATATCAGAACCACTCCCGGAAATGTGGTGGACTACCGATGGATAGAGGAAGATATAAAGAGGATTGCAAGTGAATT